CTCCCATGCGTCCCAATTTGCTTCTTAGCTGACTGCTTTCATTTAAAAAACCCCTGGATGATCTTTCGTCTAACTTTCCTAATAATCGTTGTAAATATTCAGAACCGGCAGGATCCGTAGCTAACTGTCTTAAAACTTCAAAAATATCTTCTTTGCCTTGAAGATGCCAGGGATATTCATGTACTCTCTGTGTTGTTTTTCCCATATTATCTCCTCCTTACCGTAAATTGTAGCCCTTTCCTCGGCCTTGTTGCTCCAAGATAAAAATCACTCATGCTTGCAATCTTATCCGCAATTATTGGCGGTAAATTACCGGCACTTTCATTCTCAGCATCTATTTTAAGATAGAACAATGCCATTTCTTCCAATATCCACCTGTCGTCCTGTGGTAAATTCGGCGTATCGTTCGCAGCTGCTCCGTCAAACGTAAGGGCAGTTGGCCTGTATGTATAATCATATTCAATAGTTTTTGCTGTTTCAGTCCAATTAATAACCCTTATCTTATCCTCTCTTATCATAGCTATTTTCATATTAGATATATTGTCGCTGAATGATTCTGTTTCATCCGGGTACAACTGATAAGATTCAGAAAGTCCAATAAAATCAATTTCTTCATCGGGATTATTCCTCGGCCAGAATCGCCAGGGTCTCATACAATCAGCAGCAAGAGAATATTCATCCTGGAATATTGTAAATGCCCCGCCTGTTACCGTATCTTCTGTATATGCAATATCGAGGGTTGCACTTGATGTATCTGCCGTATGTGCTGAAATCCTGTAAATTACATTTTCATTATCTATCATAATTTTTCTGCCTGCCATTGATGCTGTAATAGAATCACTGAGTGTAGTCGCCGTTGAACCATTAGTACAAGTAGCCGTCCCTGTTTCTTCTGCAAGTAATGAAATTAATCCAGAAGTATCTTTTAATGCAAACGGCCAGGGCTTTAATTTGATAAAGTCCCAATATGCCCTTTGTATCATTCTTTTAATTTTATCTGCATCTTTCTTGTCTGCATCCCCACACCGTGCCATTACTGCACTATATATATCTTCTCCTTTATCCCAATTAGCCATTTAACAAATCCTCATCGTCTTTAAGATAGGTAATACAATCATTACAATATCCTTTTGTTAATTCTTTTTTTGGACAATCAAATCCACACAGCTTACAAACGATTGTGCTTGAGATTATACTGTTTATTGTGCCGGTAAAACTTATTTCATAAGAATCAGCCGCAGTAAAAGTATTATTAGCCCCACCTGTAAGTGCGGATTTGAGTGTAATTTTAGTCTCTTCAATCCCGCCCACCTTTATCTCCCCCTCGCTCCCGTCTGTTGTATTTTTAACTGTCGAGCCTGGCGCAATATCTTCTCGAAAGAAATCGGCAGAGCTATCCTCAAGAATGGTTGAACTTCCACTTGTTACAGTTCCAGTAGTACCGGTATCGGTATTTGTTTCCCTCATTTTCCTTCTGATATTCCCATCATTGTTGAATTAATAAATGTTTCAAATAGTCCCGGGCTTCCCCTATTATCCACTTCAACTTTAACTGCATCCTTTTCATACTTAACGAGAGCGTCCTTTTTGCTATAAATACTATATACATCTCCTTTTGGTGTTGTAATAGTAGTATTCACGCTTCCTCTAAATAAAGAACAGCCAAACAGTTGAGGTATAAACAAAAATAAAATTATAGTAATAAGTCTCATAGTCTTTCGATTTTCTCCCTTATTTTAAAACACTTCACAGCTTCTTTCATTTTCCCCATTCCCAGATAAGTAACTCCCAAATTATACCAACCCCTTTCATTGTTCGGTTGTATGTAAACACACCTTTCAAAACATTGCTTTGCATATTCAAGGTTGCCCCTTCTTACATAACAATTTCCAAGTCCATTCCAGGATAAGTCCGAAGGGCTTTTTGTGACTGTATCAGACCACAAAGCAAAGTCATTATTCCAGACCTCCACTCTTTGATATGTAAGAATAGAAAAAAATAAAATAAAACCGGCAAAGATAATATTTCGGCAAAAAATAGCCCCATTAGTGAGCAATAATTTTGCCAGCCATTGAACCATGCACACAAACAAGATAATAAATCCGAATGAAGATAGATAAATATACCTGTCTGCAATCGCAGTTGAAATTGGAATAATATTCGATGTCGGTATCCACCATAAATAAATCCATAATACAGCAAACGATATTAATGGTTTTCTTGTAAGATTATAGAAGAGCAATGCCATTAATCCAATATTGATATAGAGTCCAAGAAAGAGGGCATTTTGGGAATATTCTGCTATATATCTGGCAGAAAGATTAAATGGAAAAAATAATATCTGTGCATATTTAGCAATGGCAATATTTATCATTAAGAAAATACCCGTAGCCCCTGCCGCATATCCTTCCAATTTAACTACATTACAAAAAAAGATAAAATATATTGCCACTACAAATGCGGGAACGAAAAAAGGAATTAATCGTTTTAATGTAAACTTTTTTCTAATTACTGCATCATAAGCCAGCAAAACAAAGGGAAGCATTATTGCCGTTGGTTTTGACAATAAAGCAAGGATAAAACATAATATTGCAAGATAATAAGTATTCTTCCCTTTAATATAGAAATAGAAAGAGAATAAGGAAAAAAGCCCAACCAACAATTCCTTCCTTCCCATTATCCATGATATTGATTCTGCATGAACCGGATGAACCGCAAAAAGACAGGTTGCAATACAAGACAGGGCAATATTATTAAAAAGCAATTTTGCGATAAAGAAGATAGCGATAACGTTAAGAAGATAAAGCAATAGGTTTGTTAAGTGTATGCCATACAATGATTTTCCAAATATAAGATAATCCATTTTATACGATATATCCCTCAACGGTTGGTATGTACCGCCCACATTTAAAGTAAAATCATTCAATGAAATACTGTTAAACGACCCATAAACAGTAGAAACGTCATCCCAATGAACAAAAGAACCGTTTAGTCCTTTGCCATACAGACAAAAAACAAAGACAATTATTAATAGAAGGGGAAGGAATTTATCCCACCCCTTCAAAGTTAAATAATTAGCGTTTTGATTTTGATTTTGCATTATCTTTCTCATCACTATATATCATAGTAGTAATAATGCGAGATTCAAAACATTCTGTATCGGGTACTCTCGGAACTTGAGAAATGAATGCCGGGATACCAAGCATTTTGATAGTTTTTTCTATCTCAACCTGTGTATCAACTTCATTAATAGTACAAAAGGTAATAACCATTTTAAAACCTCCTTAGTGTTATTTTTAATATTTTCCTATACCTCGAAATACCACTCCCCTTAATTCAAAATCGTGTGCACCTGTATATGTAGTGTCTTCTCTGGCAAGCATTAGTGTTGCCCATTGACCAGCAGTTAAAGTATCAGAAATAGTTATACTTACTTCATTAGGTTCTTGAGCACCTGTACCACATGCAGTAGGCCTATAACCTGTTGCAGTTGCATCGCTTGTTCCATCACTTGTTATATACATCTGCATATCGAGTCCATTTTCCGACACTCCAGCCTGCGTTGTAAGACAAACAATAGTTCCACCACTTGAATACCAGGGAGGAACTCTAAATGTAGTCCATATCCAGCCGGCTTCTCCATCAGCCCACACAATCCCAGGTAAATTATCATCAATCTCATAGCCCGGAGTAGTCGCAGCACTAAGCGGAACATCGGCAGTTGAATTATCTCTCAATGTAAAAGCATCTAAAGGTATTGCAATCTCATTATATATGCTCGCACCAGCTATTTTAAGAACGCCATTATAGTCCAGATTACCCTCAATATCCATATTGCCAGAAGTGTCTACTGTAAATTTCACTGTTCCACTTGAATTATTTCCATATATTAAATAAGAATCGTCTACTGTAGCATTCAATCTAATAGCGCTAACATCTGTATACGTAGCCCATGCAATACCCCAAAGCCCTATTAATAAAACAAAAGCAATGAATAAATTTCCAAACTTTTTAAACATATTAAATCCTCCTTAATATTCCCTCCCCCATTTTCAAAAACAGGGAAGGGGTTTTTAAACTACGATAGCAATTTCTGACTTAAGGAATGTTCCAATTCAAACCTACCATAGGTTTTTTATGGAATATTCCAGTAAAAACCACGGGGATCACCCATTTCCAAACTATCCATCCTGACTACTTTTATCTTCACATTTCCAGTTTCAAAATCACCATCCCGTGCAAACCGAGTATTCCATACTTTATACATAGTTAAATCGTGCTGTTTGCCTTTTAATACCCACATATCGGTATCTGTCATGTATGGAAATTCAACAAGTGGAACAGATGTGCCATATTTCTTTGCAATAGCAGAGACAGCCCTATTTGCAGTATCCGGCCTGTCGGAAGAACGGAATATCTCTATAGCTTTTCTTGTAAGTTGTGGAGGGTATATAATCGCATCCAAATCCATCCTGACTCTTTTCTGCCTGTGATCGTACTGATTTTCAAGCAATATTACATTAGTCCAGAATGTAGAATATGTTAAATCTGAACTGGTAGCCAGGTTACCATAGGTCGAATTATCGAACCTGACATGTGAAGCTGAAGCAAGCGCAAGGCCATCAGCGGCGGTATGGTAAGTAGTGGCACTTGCATTATTAAACATTCTTGCTAATTGTACTTCTGGATGTTCGGCGGCAGAATATCCTAAATCTTGAAACATTTCCGTAAGTGCAGGATTCCCAACTCCACCTCCATTTAATTCGTAGAGATTAAAAAATATAGCTTCCTCCGTAATCTGCACACCAAGCCCGTATACCTCATGCACCCATGTTTTCTTTGGCCCACCAATTTGAACATCATAAGTTACTCCTTTTCCTTCCGGTTTTCTCTGTAAGAATCCCAAAGTTGACCGGTATGCCTTTTCTTCTTGTTGCCTTTTACTGGTCGCAGTTTTACAGATTCTATCATGCACTTTCTTTGTCGCATTAAACATATCGTGAGTATCAACTGCTACCCCAACCAGTCCGGGCACATAACTATGAATAAATGTAGATCTTGTCCAAATAGACATCTTCTATGACCTCCTTATCTTTTATATAAAAAATAAACATTTGTAATAAAATTACACACCAGCGGTATTAGCTCCTCTGTGTGCAGCATTAAGCTTACATATAAATCGGCAATAAGCACTTGCTATTTCATCGTCCTCGTAAACATCTAGAACTTTCAGTGCAAGAGTCGACGTAGTATTAACAGTATTTGAATCAATTTCCATTTTACTTACACCTGTATCATTGTTTCCTGTATGAGTAGAAATCATGTCGGCATTAAGCCCAATCGATGCAGCGGCGATTGGTGTAGTATCTCCATCTTCCTGTGCTACATAACGTTGATCTGGTGAATCAGCTATAAGTGCGTATCCTGCTATTGTACTATTACCGGTTGTGGAAGCGGGCATATACATAAGGGGTATATAATTGCTGTCATAAAGTCCGAGGCAAGCACCGAGAAGTGAACCCGCCGCTCCTTCTTCCTCTACTCCACAACCCTGTAATTGTCCCCTGCCTGTGGCATAAGAAGTACCATTTGCCTCCATAAGATCGCCCTTATAAATTGCAGTTCCATAAGCAGTTGCCACAGCGTAAAGATTTGCTGAAATTATTGGCCCGATAGGTTTTAACCCAAAAGGTGCATCTGAATTTGCCATTTTTAAAATCCTCCTTTATTTATTAAAATTTAGTTATTCTACTAATTTGTAACACCCATGACATCTCCAGGCAGATGAGATCCTTCTGCTTTATAAAACTTGCCCTGGCCTTCCACTTCTTTTTTTGTGTTGTCGTCATGGAGTTCCTGATTTTCACTTGCATGTTTAGCTTTAAACGCCTGCCAGGCCGTATACATTGGCCCGGGCATGAAAGATAGCAACATATCGACTTTCATTACTCCGCCATGATAATTAAAATAATGTTTTGGAATATAAGCCGCGTTACTTTGGTTGCAAAGAATCCAGTGATATGGTTTTGAACTGTCTATCTGTGAATAGAAGGTTTCTTTTGTGTTTTTGTCTAACCAGCGATAACGATAAACCCCTTTTTTCTGAAAATCATCACAAACATCTGGGAGTTTAAAAAGGTTTATTTGGTCTGCCAATGTATAATCATCCAACACATGAATACGAGCTTCCCATTCTTTTTCATTCCATACTTCAGCATTTCTAATAGTATTGATTATGTCCGATTCATTTTCCCCTACAAATTCAACCACATTATCAACTGCCCTTTTAACCGTTTTGTCAGTGTCTTCTCCGGCGGGTTGCGTTTCAGGCGATTCTTTTCCCATTCCCAAAGCCTCCTTTGCTTCTCTTTCTTCTTTCTTTTTCTTCCAATAGGGATTGCCTACTTTACTTTCTTCTTTTACTTCTGCCATGATATGTATTCCTCCTTTTTTAGTTTGTTAATTCAATAGAATCGAAATCGATAGCTTTACCGCCTATATCGCCGACTCTCTTTAAAGTTTCTGGCTTAACCCCAAGCCCTTTCGATACTATTTTTTGTATTTCTGTCAATTCAACTGCCTTCTCATCTTTATTAACATCCGGGATTACACCTGGTTTTTTGCTTATTTCGGCTTTCCTTTTATTCTCAAGTGCAATACCCTTTTTTAAGGCAGCATCAACCTGTTTTTCGTTAGCTCCAGTTCGTAACTGATGAACAATGAAAGCAAGGGCTTTCCCCATTGGGTTATCTTTTAAAAATATCTCTTCCTGAATATCACCTATTGTTTGTGATATTGGAGAGTTGGGATCGAAAATTTCCGGTGGAGCGTTTTCTTTAAGATAGGCATTGCCTATATTCTTAACATTTTCCTCTTTTGTCTTTTTGGAAAGTGTTTCAGATATAGTTTTTTCGGCCCATTGTGTTTGGTAGCGATTAACAGTAAGTTGAGCTTTGGCCAATTCTGCCGCCGTAATCTCTCCTTGATTAAATTTTTCAAATTCTCCTGCAAGATAAGTTTGCAAATCGGCCTCAGTAACTTCCGGTTCAGGTGTTTTTGGTTTTTCCCGTGCTTCATGCACTGCTTTGTTGAGATTCCAGATTTGATCTTTAAGCTCCCCTATTGTTTCCTGTGCTGTTACTAATTCTGCATTTGGTTCGGGTTCAGGCTCTGGTTCGGGTTCGGGTTCGGGTTCAGGTTCTGGCTCCGGCTCTGGTTCGTTAAAGGATAAGCCCTGATTAAGGTCTACAGTCGCACCAGGATCAGGCTCGGGTTCAGGTTCTGGCTCCGGCTCTGGTACGGGTGTTGGTTCTGGTTCGGGTTCCCCAGCCTCTCCCCTTTCGTTAAACCAAAAATGTTTAATGCCTTCTAAAATACTTTTTCTCCGTTCCATTGTTTTCTTTCCTTTCTGACCTATACATTGGTTATTACGTCAACCAAGAAACGAGGTCATTTAAAAAATTAATTAAAAAAATAGCCTGATTTTAACGACAAACCAGGAAGCGAGTTTTCCTTTCCCTTAAAACAAAAAAAGACCACCCAGGAATAAAGATTACTCATTAATCCCGAATGGCCTTTTATCTTTGTTGAAGGGTAAGGCTTATGTTAAACTATTATTTTACATTTTTACCCCCTTTTTAAGGTTTATTTAATCCTTTATACCCTATATCTCTTAACAGTTGATGAAGTTTCTTTTTAAACGCGTCCAACATTTTTAATATATCTACTGTTATTTTCTCAAGTTCTTGTTCCGTCATTTATCTATCTTAATTTTATTAACCAATTTCCTGTAAATTATTTTTAATATGCTCTGCCTCTTACTTATTTCGGCTTGTCTTTGGTCTTCTCCCGCTATTGCTTTAATTGGAATATTAATAACGTTATTATATGCTATAAGCTTTGACCGTGCTTCATGCCATTTGTCATAATCGTTGGCATTTAAACAGGTAACCATTTCCGCTTCAAATAAATTCCATAACTCTTTTTTATAATCTTCCCATTCCATTATGACTCCATTATTTCATCATATATTCTTAAAGATTCTTCAAAAAGAATAGGGGTTGCAGCACGCATGAATGAAAAATCATCCATAACAAAATTATCGGAAGCTAAACTTTTCTTGAAATTTTCTTCTATTTTTCTCCCCATTTCTTCTAATCTTTCTTTCCCTGTCATTCTTTTTGTTGTCTTTTCCTTTGTAATTTTACAATCTACTATATTTTCTTTCGTATTGTCTGTATTATAATTTTTATCCTGCCTAGTGCTAGTTTCTTCTGTAATTCTTACGCCCATACTATACATTTCTTCAAATGCTGTCATTACGCTTCTCCAAAATCTTAATGCGCTCTTCTAAACCTTTTAAAATTTCATGTAAATATTCCATATCTATTTTTGGTTCTATTTCCTGTAATGGCGGGAAGTCCGGCAATTTCATGCAATGTGTTACTTCTAAAATATCATCTTCTCCGTTTACATACCATTCACCCAATCCGTTTACATATCCAATCCCTTTTCTTTGTACTTTTATCCCATGTAGGTTTTTCTTAATAAAAACTACAGCAATTTCTTCTCCCATTCTCCCAATTTCCCTTAAATATTCCATCCATGTGTTTGGTTTATTAATATCTTTTGAAAATTCCCCCTGCTTTTTTATAGTTTTTATCCATTTCTTATCCATTATGCTTCTCCTCCCATCTGTGCTGCCTGTTGTTCAATCTGCACTTGTTGTTGCATTTGTGTTATATATTGTCCTGCAAGCTGCTTAAAATTTGGGTCTTCTAAAAATAATCCAATTACCATCGCAACCTCTGGATTAATATATCTCTCCAATTCTGCATCTTTTTTCCCGTACGCTTTTAAAATATCTTTATATATTTCTACAGGGTTCCCTATGTCTTTAAATTGTTGTGATATAACCCCCAAATCTTCTGATTCTTTCCTTTCTATAAACTTATTAGCAGTATTTGTACTGGATGTCAAGGAAAAAGCATAATTCCGGCTCATCGACTTTTTCTCTATCGGTTCACCCAATATTTCAACTTCTGCCGATAATGGCATATTCTGATAATATAAATCATGCAATATCTCCACTATCTCAATGAACTGCTCTTGTAATGAAGTGCCCCTGTATTCATGGCTGATATTCCCTTCCTGAATAATAGCAAGTGTACCGGTTGCAGTCGATCCTTTCTTTCCTGCTATTTCTGATTCCCTGCCCATACCATAATCACTTACTCCTGTTATTTTTTCAAAAAACCCAAAGAATAGATGAATAAAATTAATAAAAGCTGGTGCGTGGCCCCCAAACGATACTATATTAACGCTTGAGGGGTCTGATGTTGGAATAAGTGTGCCGGGAGCTATCTCATGTTTTTTACTTTTTGTATCATCCAGTCCGGTTTTTTCCGGGTCATAAAACCCCCAGGGAAGCATTTGCATCGTAGAACAATCAACCATTAAATTAAAAAAATCGTCAGTTCCCATCTGAATTGGAAGCAATTTTTCTGCTATTCCCTTTCCCATACTTAATCCATAATCTCTAAAAAGCCGCAATCTTCTTATCTGCCGCCTGTTCCTAAAATCTAAATCAAGATTATTTACTATTCTCAGTACCTTTTTTGACGTTTTTTCAATTAAAACAACAACTCTTTCTTCTTCTTCATCATCATCGATGTCCCAATCAATATGGCCTTCAAGACAATGAAAAGTCTTTTTCAATTTCTCTGATTCTGTTAATGGCGTTGCGCCACCTACCTCTTCAGTAGTGGTTTTGTCTGCGCGCCCTTCTGTAATATTAACAAATAAGTCATCGCCTATATTTTCCTTAACCCATCCCATCTCGGTTTTTGCACGTTTTTTTATCTCGCCATAGGTGAGCCACGTTTCTCTTATTATAGGACCATCATCCCATTCTTCTAAATTATCGGGAGTATATACATGATCTATTGCTACAAAATTTATGTTTCCACCTTCAAATATAGTTTCTATAAAATCGTTGGCTATCAGGGTATTATTGTCTTCGTCAATGTTGATTTCCCCACTTTCGTTATAATCATAATCTCTGCGTTGCCTGTCAACTTTTTTCCATTCTGGTATTAAATATATAGTTCCGTCAAGAAGTAAATCATGGACAATTCTCTTTGCCTTGTCTTTTATTTTTATGTCATTTACAAGCCAGTAATTATCATATTCTCTAATCTGTTCAGCTTGTTTTTCGTCCAATTTCCCAAAATCATCGATTGCAATAATAGGGTCTTTCCCTACAAGGGAAGCTACGATTCGAGGTTCTAATTGATCGATACCTATCATTGTTAATGGAACTATAATATTACTGCAATTTTTCCAGGGGAAGGTTTTCGTTGTAACAACAAGGTCGTATTTTTCTCTACATTCTTTTATTTTTTCCCGTTTCTTCTTCAGATAATCCGACTGACTAAATTGACTGAATTTGTCAATCGTATATTTAGATATAGCATCATATAATGTGGTGGTTTCTGGGGTTTCACGTTCTATTGTCAATTTATTCTCCTATTTTTTCTTTCTTGTCTTTCTCATGTGTTGCCTATACATACCGGCACATTTTCCAGTTGCATGTTGCTGTGATA